CTCGGTAATCGGCGTTCGCAGTGCGATCGACCTCGTTGTCGGTCGCCTCGAGTACCTCGCGGAGCATGGCACACGAGGCACCGGGCAGCGGCTGCTCTCCGAGGCGATCGAGTACGCGAGGCTCTTGCGGCAGTGGGCCATCGACAACGCACCGCGCGTCGAGGCTAAGCCGCTGGCCGGAACGATGGAATTCGTTGGCAGCAGACCCGGAGGAAAGCCTGGCCCTATGTCAGACGGTTGATCTTCAGCGGCCCGCCCTGGTTGACGACGCTGTCCATGCGGCGTCATGGGTCGCCCACCGGGCGTGGCGAGTAACCACCGGCGCACGCCGCACGTGACGCGGCACATACACACGGAGGGACACGGGATGGCAAAAACGCTCAAGAGAATCTGCAACCGCTGCAATGCTGCACGGTGCGTGCGAGTAACGCGATGCCATAAGTGCGGGTGCCCTGAGTTCAGGGTCAAGGAGGGCTCGCGATGATTGCAGCGTCAGACCGCTACGCCGCGTTTATCGCGAGCAAGTCGCAGCTCGACGGCGACCATGGGTTCGACCCTGAGTTCCTGCCCGACTGGATGTTTGACTTTCAGCGGGCACTCGTGACGTGGGCATGCCGCAAGGGGCGTGCGGCAATCTTCGCCGACTGCGGTATGGGCAAGACGCCCATGCAGTTAGTGTGGGCCCACAACGTCTACAAGCAGACCGGCAAGCCGGTGCTTACGCTTACGCCGCTGGCCGTGAGCTACCAGACGGTCGGCGAAGCGACTCGGTTCGGCATCGAGGCGGCGCGGTCTGTTGGTGGCAAGCCGGCCGCGCCCATCGTCGTGACGAACTACGAGAAGCTGCATCACTTCAACGCCGCTGATTTCGGCGGCGTGGTCTGCGACGAGTCGAGCATCCTCAAGAACTTCGACGGCTCGACGAAAGCGGCTGTCACTGAGTTCATGCGGACCATTCCGTATCGGCTTCTCTGCACGGCGACGGCTGCACCGAACGACTACCACGAACTCGGCACGTCCAGCGAGGCACTCGGCTACCTCGGCTACCAAGACATGCTGTCGCGGTTCTTCAAGGAAGACATCATCAAGGACTACCTTGGGTGGGGCCGCAAGAGCTACCGATTCCGAGGTCACGCCGAAGAGCCGTTCTGGCGGTGGGTGTGCTCTTGGGCTCGTGCGTGCCGCAAGCCGAGCGACCTCGGTTTCGACGACGGCAATCTGATACTGCCGCCGCTACGCGAGCACGAGCACGTCGTCCACTCGTCAAAGACGCGTAGCGGAATGCTGTTCTCGCTGCCGGCCGAGACGCTGCAAGAGCAACGCGAAGAGCGACGCATCACGCTTGAGGACCGCTGCCAAGCGGCTTGCGGGCTGGTGAGCGACCACACTGGACCGGCTGTCATCTGGTGTCACCTCAACGACGAGGCTGACTTGCTCGAGCGGATGCTGCACGACTGCCGGCAGGTGAGTGGCTCGCAGAGCGAGGAAGAGAAAGAGGAGATCCTGCTGGCCTTCCAGCGCGGCGAGCTTCGTCGGCTTGTGACGAAGCCGAAGATTGGCTGTTTCGGTCTCAACTGGCAGCACTGCAACAAGGTCGTCACGTTCGCGTCGCACTCATGGGAGCAGTACTACCAGGCCGTCCGACGCTGCTGGCGGTTCGGCCAGACAAGCCCGGTCGATGTTCACGTCGTGGCGACCGAGGGTGAGGTTGGCGTGCTTGCGAATCTTCGACGCAAGGCTGACGCCGCCGACCGCATGTTCGAGTCGCTCGTGCATCACATGGGCGACGCTTTGGCGATTGACCACAAGAGGCTGTTTCACCACTCAGAAAGGATGCCGTCATGGCTTGCGACGACCAAGTAATCACCGACACCTACGCCATCTACAACGGCGACTGCTGCGAAGTGCTCCAGTCGATCCCTGATGAGTCGGTAGACCTGTCCGTCTACTCGCCGCCGTTTGCGGCCGACGGTGCGGGCTGCTTGTATCACTACTCGTCGAGCGAGCGCGACCTTTCAAATTGCCGCAGCCATCAAGAGTTCTTTGACCACTACGCGTTTGTGGTTGGCGAGATCCACCGCGTGACAGTTCCGGGCCGGCTGTCGGCGGTTCATTGCATGGACATCCCGAGGAAGACATCGCCCGGCGGGCTCATCGACTTTCCCGGCGAAATCATCCGGCTGCACGAGGCTCTCGGCTGGCGGTTCTGGTGCCGGCACTTCGTGTGGAAGGAGCCGCTCGGTGTCCGTAATCGCACGATGGCGAAGGGGCTCGCACATAAGCAGGTCGTGACCGACGCGACGCTGTGCGACGTAGCATCGGCCGATTGCCTGCTGCTGTTCCGCAAGGACGGAGAGAACCCGGTTCCGGTTGCGAATCCGACCGGGCTACTGAGCTACGCCGGTGCTCGCGAGGTGCCAGCCGAACTGCTGTCCTACCGAGGGCACAAGGGAAAGCAGATCGAGAACCGCTACTCACACTGGGTGTGGAGGCAGTACGCCTCCGCGTTTTGGGACGACATCCGGCTCGAGCGGACGCTGCCCTACAAGGAGGCCCGCGAGGAGGACGACGAGCGGCACATGCACCCGCTGCAGCTCGACGTTATCGAGCGTGTTGTTCAACTGCGGAGCCTGCCCGGCGAGACAGTACTGACGCCGTTCATGGGCGTCGGCAGCGAGGCATACGGAGCGGTCATCAACGGACGCAAGGCAATCGGCATCGAACTCAAGCCGGCCTACTACCGCCAAGCCGTGAAGAACTTGGAAGAGGCAACGAAGGGGCGGAAGGAAGAGGCGACGCTGTTCGACACGGAGGCCGTGGCATGACCGACTTCGGACTTGGCGACGACATTGTGAACGAGAAAAAGCGAGAGGCGGCTTTGCGTCACCACTTCGGCACCTACTACTACCAGCCCGAGCAGCCGCCTCACGAGGAGATGGCTGCCGCGGTCAAGAACGCGGTCACGAAGTTTGTCGGCAAGCTCACGACGCCCGAGCAGTTTCTGTACGTGCGGCGGCGGCTTGAACGGATGTTGGAGTTTCTCTCGGAAATGGAGGCCGAGCATGGAGTCAGAAGGTCAGGGAAAAAGACCACCCGCGCCAGTGCTGGTTGAAGTCACGACAGCCGAGGTCGGCTACTGCGTTGACTTTGCCATGCGGTGCTCGCGGCTGCGGCAGTACGCCGGCAAGCCGGGCTGGCGTGGCGGGCTTGTCAGTGGCATGAGGCTATACGGCGGGTTTGATGCTGACGCATCTACGGCTGGGCTTGTCATCGGCAAGGTGGCGGAGTGTGCGGTGTGCAAGCTGGCTGGCGTGCCGATTGACTTGGCATTCCGCGAATACGGAGACGGCGGGAAAGACCTTGAACTGCCTTGCGGGTCGACGCAGGTGAAGGCGTCGCGGAAACCGTATGCGAGCAAGTTCATTAGAGACCCGATTGAGCAGGTTCCTTGGTTCGTGTTTGCCACATGGGACGGCAAGGATTCGCAAGTCTCTATCGATGGCTACATCAGCCGAGCGGCTCTCATGCGGCTTGATGTTGTGCCGTCTCCGCGAGGCGGCTGGATGAATCGTGAAGTGCCACTGACGAGTCTTCTGCCGGTGCGGTCGCTGCTTCGCGTCCGTCCGATTAGTGAGGTTCTGTGATGCCGTCAATCATTCGCTATCCCGGCTCAAAGGCGAAACTCGTTCGCCAGATTCGGGCCACGCTTCCCGATTGGTGTCAGTGCGACATCGGGCATCAGCCTATGTGGATGCCGCCAGCCGGGTCGCAATACGTGGAGCCGTTTTTCGGCTCAGGTGCGGTCGGGCTCGAAGTGCTTGAGCATGTGCATAGGTCGGTCGCAGTGTGGATAAACGACCTTGACTACGCGATGTATGCGATGTGGCACTCCATCGTTCACGAGATGCCGGCTCTTGTTCGGATGGTGCGAGAGTTTGAGCCGACCACGGCAGCGTTCTACGAACTGAAAGCGAAGGACGGACAGCGGTCTGGATGCTTGGCGACTGACGGGTTCAACAAAATCGCCTTGCATCGAATGAGTGTGAGCGGCTTCGGTCGGATGGCGGGCGGGCCAATCGGCGGCAAGAGCCAAGACGGCGACTACACGGTTGGGTGCCGTTGGAGCCCGGCTGCAATCGAGCAGGCGATTTACAACGCTCGCGAAACGCTCCGCGAGTTTGAGTCTCTCCGCATCACCAACATGCACGTTCGCGATGTGCTCGCGGAGGTAGATGACCTATCGCTCGTGTACCTCGACCCGCCCTACTACGTGAAGGGCGGGCAACTCTACGCACACAACATGAGCGAGGCGGAGCACGAGGAGCTTGCCCGCCTCCTGCATGACACCCCGGCCGATTGGCGATTGTCCTATGACGATTGCCCGCGGGTGCGTGAACTCTACGCCTGGGCGACGTTCACAGAGTTGGAGATTCGGTACACGAACGCGGTTACGAGCGACCGCCGCCCGAAGAATCGCGAACTGCTTATCTCGCCGCCAGAGGAAACGGACGGCGACTACGTTGGCATGGGGTGGGTCGGAAAGGATGGGCAGCCCTAATGGCCGGTGAATGGTTTCCCGTTGACGTTGCACTCGACACCAAGCCCGAGGTGCAGGAGCTCGTCGATCTGACTGGCGAACCGGTCGAGGTCGTCGTCTTTCGCCTGCTCAAGCTCTGGGGCTGGGCGCAACTGAACACCGCCGACGGCACGTTCAGGGCGACACCCGCCCGCCTCGGTCGCATCTGCGGAGGCGACGAGGCTTTCTGGACGGCGGTCGCTCAGGTTGGGTGGATCGAGTTCGACTGCGACACGGCGAGCATCCCGAAGTGGGAAAGCCGGTTCTCCGGTGCGGCGAAGACCCGAACCCTCAAAAACCGCCGTCAAAGCCGATACCGAGGCGCTCCTGTAGACGCCAGCGTGGCGCTCGCGAGTGGTCCGAGTGACGCTCCTGTAGACGCTCGCGTGGCGCTTGTGAGTCGTTTGCGTGGCGCTCAAGCGCCACGCGAGCGTCTACCACAGGACAAGACAGGACAGGACAGTACAGGAGAGGAAGAAAAACACACTACACACGTGGGCGGCGACGCCGATTTTTCTCCCGGTTGGGCAGCCACCGAGTGGGAATCCTTCGTCTCGGTCTGGAACCGCACCGCCAGGGCGAAGCCGTGGACGCCGCTTCTCGCTCCCGATGGCTGGGCAGACCTCGCCGCCTCTCCCGGCTGGCTCGCGAAGGCACGCGAGGCGATGGCCCGCCTGCCGACGTGCGAGTGGTTCGGCGACC